GTGCGCCGATGGCTTCCATGTTGTAGGTAAGCTCACCCCTCTGCGCGAAGAGCTGATAGAGCTTTTGCTTTCGCTCTTGCGCCGCCTTCTCTTCTTGCTGCATCTTGCTTGGCGTAACCTGCCCAGTCTCAAGCCAGTGCTGTAGAGAGTCAGCGTAGAGCATCCCAAAGTGACGGTATTTAATCTCCCCCTTCTCAAACACGAAGATGGCGGGAACCGAGTCCTTAATAACGTCAGACTTATCCTGCCGCATCCATGTGCGCTTAAACTCAGATGGCTTCGGGGCCTTATCCATCGGGTGAGAAACCTCGAGCATCCCTACCTCATAGCCTTGGAGGTTTACCCTCTGAAGCTGCTCGTCGAGTCGTGTGCAGTACGGGCAATTCTGTGCCCACACCTTCACGAACACGCGGTCCTGTTGGATAAAGTCCTTTACGGTCTCCTCAGTAAGTACAAGCATTTTGTCTCCTTTTTATTTACCAAAAACGTACCAGTTGGACGACACGACGTAGTTTCCCGAGCATCCAGAGTAATATGTGGCGGCCTCGCATGACGATTGATCTCCGTAACCGCTGCAAGATGGATCGCCGCTGCAAGTCGATCCATCCCAAATGCAATTTGCATACTGCGGCGAACATCCTGCCGTAGATCCACAAGTAGCCTGATTAAGCACATTACAAGAAGTCGTGCGATGGAACGGACTAATGTGTACCCAGTCTTTGTAGTTAGACAGAGTGTAAGACGTTGTGTGGTCGATAGTTTCGCTACCGGCTGGAATCAATATCACATCTGCGTTGGTGCTTGATGCGTTATAGATCCAGTAGTCTCTGTCGGGACACGATGTGATAGACGGTAATGTGAGGGAAATTGCGGTAGCCCAGGTACACCCCGGCTCATTGTTACAGTTGGTCGAATCGTCGATACCTCCGCACGATGGAGAACCGCTGCAGGCTGCGCCATACACTCCGGTACAGTTACCTGTAAAAAAACTTCCATCGCAAGTATAGGAATCGTAGCTACCTGAGCAACTAACAAACCACGAACCGCCAGTACAAGCCCCTGTGCCGCTATCGTACGAGCAATAACTACCACCGTTCGCTGCGTTACACGCTGTACCGTCACCGCCGCCATCTGAATAGTTAGAGCAATAATCAAAATCCTGCGTACAACCGCTCGTACTGCCGCAAGTTCCCTCGTCGAATCCGGAACAACTTTGCGGGTTATTATTCCAACTACATCCGGTCGTGCTTTCGCACGTCGATTGATTACCGTTATATATCGAACAACTTAATTGTTCGTAAGTACAGCCTGTTGTGTTTTCACAGCTTGACTGATCGCCGTTATAGACAGAGCAAGAATTTCCGGCGAACCACGAACATCCGCCGTGAGCGTCACGAGCTAAACACGTTGCTTCGGTCGTGTAGCTGCTACACGCATTGGTAGGAGAACCGTTACAGGCCGCAGCCGACGGGTCAACGATCCACTCGGTCGCTGTGTTGTCTAGCGTTTGGTTGGCGGTGATATATTTCACCTTGAGAGCCGTGCCGCCTTGCGACATGAGGGTACTGCTCGGACTAGACGTACCGCCAGCGTTTACACCGTTTAGGAACGCTCCGTATCCGTAGTGCGTAAACGTACTTGGGACGTTGTAGCTAATCATTGTATTAGTACCTTTGTGATACACGGATGCACCGTTCCCACCACCACTAATCCACGTGGATACCTCACCTGATGAAGTTGCACCAATATGCGCTACATCAGTGGTATTAAATCTGAAATCGATCCAAGTATAACCGCCAGTATTCTCTAAAGAGACGTGCCGTGTGGTGCCAGGGAATGAGTTTGATTTACCTACTCCTGAAATCGTTGCTACACCGCTGCTTCCGCTGCCTTGCACGAGTAGATCGCCTGTAAGCATTCGACCGCCGCTAAGCACTCTTACGCTTACATCGTCTACAGTAAAACGAGCCCCGGTAGCCGAGGGATTGATAGTTATTCCACCGCTTGTCGTAGAAACTACGCCACGGAAAACAAAAGTTCCATTTGTTGATGCTGCGCCGACATAACTACCGGCGACGGTAATAGTCACACCGCCCGACGTTACATTAAAAAGCGTCAGACTGACCTCATATCGCTCGCCAACATTCATCGTTATCGGCTGCGTCAAGCCGCCAGTGCCGTTTGTGTTATGGCTGACGCTGTTAGCTGAGTATGACCATCCGGTCGGGAGTGTCCACCCGCTTGCGCTACCTGTGAAACTGCCGTTACTAACTCGTTCTTGAAACGATGATGATACGGAAAGCCACTTGCTGGTATTTTCCCAGTTAAAATTCCGGTTATCCTGCGCAATCTGTCCGGTTGTTCCACCAAAGGTTACGCTACCGGTCGCAAGCGTGGGAACACCTGCCGCTGTAAAATCAAAGTTGCCTGTGAATGGATTAAAAACGTAAGGCATTTAGCTTCTCACTACGCTCGTTAGGTTGCCGCCTGTGTATCCAAGGGTCAGGGTCGCAACGGTGACACCGCCAAGCTTATAGACTACGCCGCTGAGGTCCGTGCCGGTGTACGAAAGCGCGATCTCGTCATAGGGCTGGTTGACAAGCCCCTGTACCACCTCCTGATACACCTCCCCGTTTCGCGTTGTCGTCGCGACGGGGATGTCAGGGTTTGAGCTTGTTGCGCTGTTGCTGACCTTTGTCGTGCTCATTTATGCCTCTGTTGCCTCCTCAGCTCCGTCCTCTTCCTCGACTTCCTCAATCATGTAGACGCGCTGGCCCTGCTCGTCGGTCTGAGGCATTACCTTGCGCCGTCTGCGTCGCGCCTTTGGAGGCTCTGGGGTCTCTCCCAGCTCAGGGAGGTCCACCACCTGACGCTGCCGCTTGATGGCGGTGTCGAGCTCGGCCTTAATCGCTTGGATGGAGATATCTGCCCTAGCCTGCGCCTCTTGGATGCGAAGCTCTGCGTCAAGCCTAGCCTGCTCAAGGGTAATGGCGTTACGGGTCTGCTCAAGCTCTTGGTACGACTTCATCTGAGCCTTCTCGAAGTCGAGCTGTGCCTTCTGCTGAGCGATCTGCATGTCTTGGTCAGCTTTCACCTGCGTGAGGCGCATCTGCTCCTCGGCCTTGAACTGCTCGAGCTGCATCTTCGCCTGTATCTCCATCATCTTCGGATCTGGCTGCGCTGGCTCTTGGCTCTTCTGTGCAAGCATAGCCTTGGTCTGCTCAACGGCCTGCTCAACAGCTCCCTCAAGGGCACGGCCTGCCTTATAGGTGCGAGCCACAAACTGGAGAGCTTCACCGATAACGGGCACAAACGCCGGCATCTGCTCCATAAGCGGGGCGACCGTCTGCATGGCACCAACGAGGCTTTGCATGAAGTCAGCGCGCGACTGCTGATCAAGCGCGTCGTTGATGGCAAGCGTGCTGTCGGTCTCGATCTCAATACGGAAGCGGCGCGTCGGCTCTCCCCGTAGGAGCTCCACGGCCACGAGATAGTTCTCTTGCTTCTGTTCTGGGGTCTCTCCAGGGACAAACTCCGCACCCGTCATGGCAAGGAGCTGGTTAGGCTCAAAAAGCTCAGCCACGATCTCACCCATGAGTGCTATGAGGTCACGGCAGAAGCGCTGAACATCGTTCTGGGAGTTAGTCAGACGGATAGAGGCAAAGCGGCCCTTAATCTGCTGAGCGGCTGCGGTCTCGTTAGGGTCTGAAGCGCCGCGCATGATGTCGGCCCAGCCGGTGATCTCGTAGATGTCGCTCTTGGTCTGGTCCTTTTGCTGGTAAAGCACCTCAAGTGCTGACACCACCTGCTGAAGGGGCCACCACTCGATGGCTGTGGCTAAGCCGCCTTGAGCTTTTAGGGCTGCGTAATTACGAACGGGCACGAGCTTGTCGCCGCCTTGCACGAGGCGTGGGATCTCCTCCATCGCTGCGTCGTAGAGACCAGCCACGCGAAGGTCAGTAGTGAGCGCTCCAATCTTCGCCTCGATGTCATCGAGGAGGTTGTAAAGCTTCTTGCACTGTCTGGCATCGGGAACGGGGATAAGGCTGTCGTTTGTGAGGGTCCCGTAGAGGGGTTTTGTAATAGGGAAGAAACCCTCTAAGCCGAGAGGGTCGTCGAGCACGTCTAGCGGCTCGTCTTTCAGCTCGTTGCATAGCCAGATGACGGTGCGCGTTGGCTTGTCCCATACCTCCCACACCTCGGCCTTCTTGAAGTCCCCCTGCTCACCGTTGGAGAAGGTTTTCTCATCCTCCATGGTCTCAGGAACGTGGGTAAACTTGAGCTTCTGAGCTATCTCCTTGCCAAAGCGCGCCTTAGCCTCATCGCGCGACAGGTACGAGCGGAAGCGCACTTGGTTGACTTCATCCCATGTGCGGGCGCTTGAGTGCTTAAAGTCCTGAAGCTGAATGTAGCCGACGCGAACGTGCTCCGACTGCTTAACCTCTACGCCGTCCATCTCTGCGAACTTTGGTTCGTAGAACACGCGACAGATGCCGCGACCGTAGAGGAGGCGGTCAAGCACGGCGGCATTGATGGCACCGTCAAAGTCAAAGCTCTTTAGCTCATAGCGAAGCGCACGCTCAAGAATCTCAGCCGCTACTCGCGCGATGGGGTCTCGGTCCTTATATCGTCTCTCTACCTGTGGGATCGGAGAGCGGGCGTAAAGGGATGGCGCTGCGGTCTGTAAGGATGCCCAAAAGAGGTTAAACCACGCCGTCGGGTCCTCGTCGTAGTCCATCCCCGTGCCACGCTCGGAGCGATAGCGGCGAGTGATGCGCTTACACTCAGTGACCCACTTCTCAAACTCCTTGTCGTAGAGTTTGCCAAGTCCTTGGAGCTTGCGAACGAGCTCAGCGCCCTTCGCTACCACGTTCTCTTTTTCGTCGGCTGTGTTTTCCAAAGTTCCTCTAGGCTGGCGCGCTCTATACCGTAGATCGGTTCCCGTTGGCGCGGCGCAGCTCTGAAGTACGGGCGAGACATTAACCCGTACCTCAGAGCGTCTGCCGCATGATCCTCGCTCTTTGTGTCAAGATCCTCCGGCTTGGTCGGATCGTGCTGCAAAGCTGGCAAGGTTCTGATCAGGTGTTTACAGGTGGAAAAGATTTGGAGAAGTGGCGCACCCTCATATTCCTCAAGTCGAAGCCGTACCTGCTGCCAGCCGGCGGGTCGGTTGTTGTCGGCCTTAGTAAAGTACACCCCAAAGCGACCCAACTCCTCAGCGATAGTGGGGCCGCCCTCGTTCTTGAAGATAGACGGGTCGGCGCGGCGGTACTCAAGCTTCTCGTCGGGTAGCTCGTTCGCTCGGATGGCCTCCGCTATCTGCTTTAAGGTAAGGCGCTGCCCCTCGTTGGGTCCCACCGCACCATAGAGTTCCCGATACACCACGAGCGCGTTCTTGGGGATGTAGGGCATCGTGCCGTCAGACACAGCGAACCACAGGTTACAGAACGGGGACGCAAAGCCATGGTCATAGGCAGAGAAGCGCGGCCAATAGTCAGGTAGTACCACTGGCGGGATAACGTGCCACGGCCTGCCGTTGCGGGTGGTCTCAAAGGTGTCGAAGTAAGCACCCGTGATGACCGACCAGTCGCCTTCGAGCCACGCGCGAACGAGCTCCTTTGAGCCGATGCCTTTAAGGGTGTTGATGTAGTTAGGATCGTTTTGAAGGAGGATGCGGTTGTCGCTCACCTTCGACGGGATGAACATGCGCCACCACTTGGTCTCATCATCCTGCATGGGGAGAAAGCCCGTTGGCGCTGGGTCGATAAAGCGAGCCTTTACCCACTGGTGCCCCGCTCCCCCAGGGTTTCCAGATGCGCGCACGCGCTTGGTGGGAAGCTCCGCGTCTGCCCACCTTCGGCACGCCTTAAGCATGTTGTAAGCGGTCGGGTTTGCCCAGTTGGTGAGCTCATCGAACCCAATCCAAGGGTACTGGTGCCCCTGATAGCGGCCCGCATCGAGGTCTCGCTCAAGGTGCCTGAAGCGTAGGATCGCCCCGTTGGGGAATTGCCACTGGTGCTTCGCCTCTTTCCACTCGGCACCCGACTGACTCCACAGCGAGTGAGAGCGCTGCACGAGTCCCGAGAGCTCGGGGTAGGATTTACGAAAGAGGATGCCCTGCCAGTGCTTACCGTAGCGGTTGATGTCTTGCGCGAAGTCATTAAGGAGAAAGTCGCTCTTTCCCCCTCCTCGAGCGCCACCGAAGAAAAGCTCATCGCACCACGTCGCGGTAATCGCTTCGGCTTGCGGCCCTGCCTGCGGTGCCCATGTGCTCATCATACAAAGCAAAAGACGCTAGGCTTTGAGCCACTGGCGCACCACGGACACCCGACAAGGTCCTGCTCGACAGGTTCCTCAAGCGGTACGGTGCCACACTTGCGGCAGGTGCCGGTGTGCTTCCAGCTCGAGGGGACGTACCCAAGGGACACCATGCGGTTCTCTGCCACCATGCGGGCTAAGTGCTTGCGGGTTGTGGCATCGGCCTCAAGCCAAAGGGGATCGTTGCTGGCGGTGAGTGCGGTGAACGCGTCGGCAAGAGCCGCCTTGAAAAGCACCTGCGCGTCGTCAAAGTCACGAGGATTTGTCATCTGCTCCCCTGCGCTTAAGCCACTCGGTCATAGATTCCTGCTTTGGCGCATCGACAAACTGAAGCTGCATCGGCTGGTGATTTATCTGCTCAACCTCCTGCTTATCTCGCCACTGCTTTGGCCTTCGGTTCTTGAGCCAGAAGATGCACGAGACAGGATCGGGCGGCATCTCCTCGATGCACGGCACCACGACTCCCCCAGGGCCGAGACGCTCCACGGTGCGGGTGTAGCCCGTTGCGCGCTTGAATAAGCTGACCTCGACCTTGTCGTCGGCCTCTGCCTTGGCGTCTTTTAGGGTCTGAAAGAACTCCGGTTTAGCCTTCTTCCAGTTCTCTATGGTTCGAGGGGTTACCTTAAAGAAGCTTGCTATCTGCTCGTCGGTTGCTCCGAAAAGCCTGTAAAGGCAGCCTGCCTGCTCGATGACCTCTGCGTCGTCGAGCTTGCTGGGGCGTCCTTCGCGCCTTTTCTTTTTTTCCACGGCTTACACTCTGATTTTCTTGGTTGCTTTGACTCGTCCGATAATCGACAAAACTGCGCCCAGAACGCCGATGGCGGCGGTAACGGCTGTGCCTGCCTTGGGTGGCAAAGCTTCCACGGGGACCATCTGAAGGGCTTGGTGAAGGGTCTCTAAGCACGCTCCCATACTGAGAAGCGAGCCCCAGATGGTGAGGCTTTTAAGTGCGCTTTTTTCGCTAAATGGTGCCATTTTACTGTCTCACTAAATGATACACGTCATGGCTATCATGGCTGGGTGTGGTAGTTGGAGAAGCTGCAAAGTCAATAAAAGTTGCCTTATATCGTTAAGACACACCCTGAGTCAGCCGACTCATAATGTCGGGAGTGGAGTGGATGACCCTAATTAGGGAAGTTACGGAGAGGCATGTCCTCTGGTTAAAGGTAGCGGCTTGGCTGGCTCAGCTTGCCCCTACCACCCAGCGCACCTATCTCTCCATCATCAAGGAATACAGCGCGTTTCTTGGCGCTAAGGCGGGGACGAAAGTTGCTGCTGAGCTTATGGCTGGCGCTCTGCCTGTCCATGCGCTCGCTTACGTCCAACAACTCAAACGCCAGAAGGGACAGGTGCCGCGTATCAATCGGCTGGCGCGAAGAGCCGGCAAGCCCTCTCCTATGGCAGGGAGCTCGAGCCATAGCCCTGCCACTATCGCGAAAAAGATCATGTGCCTGCGTAAGCTCTACGAGGTTCTCATAGCGCATGGATGCTATGACAAGGCGAACCCGTTCTCCCCTCACCTCGTGCCCGTGCCTAATCCTAAAGGCGGCAGAAAGCGCGATACTGAGGCGCTCGACTTCGACGAGGTGCCGAGCGTTATTGAGGCGATAGAAGAAGGGCCTCGAGCAGTCAGGGATCGAGCGATCATCTGTGCCCTGTTTGGTGGTGGCTTACGTCGCGGTGAGGTCGTTAAGCTCATGGTGGGCGACGTAGCACGCACCCATAGCGGGACTACCTACCTGATTCTGAGGAATACAAAAGACGGCGGGGACCACCAGCAGGCGCTCCCTGAGTGGGCTGCGGAGGCCATGTGGAAGCTGGTGGAGGAGCGCGTCGAAAGCGGCGCGGCTGATGACCATCCCCTTTTTGTAACGTGGACGGGCAAGGGTGGCACGGTAGCAACGGATCGAGCTATGTCCTGTGCCTCGGTGTACCTCATCTTTAAACGTGCCTGTGAGGCTGCTGGGCTCTCCCCTGCCTATACTCCGCACTCGGCTCGAGCAACGGCCATCACTAAACTTCTGGCTGACGGCACCCCTCACCGAGAGGTGCAAGAGTTCAGTCGCCATAAGTCGGTGCAGATGGTTGAGTGGTACGATAAGCGCCGCTTCGGTGTCGATAAGAGCCCCGCCAAAGGCTTAGCCTTCCCTAGCAGTAAGAAGAAAGCGGCCTAAAAACAGCTTGGCTAAGCTTTGCTTGCTGGCTTTGTCCCTCTGTTTAGTTATATAACTATTATACACCCATAAACGAACGTGGGTTTAGAATGGAGTGACTAACCATGAAAAACAAAGACAAGAGCGAGCGCGTGCTGATACGCACCGAATCGGTAGACGATGAAGTGTACCGAGTGACGAAAAACGGGGACGTGGCGACCATCTGGCGCTGCCGGTTCAGTGGGGTGTGGCGGGAGGTAAAGACCATGCCTCTGTTAGAGTTTGAGGTCTGGGCGGTTAAGGTCGGCCTCTTGAACGCTCCCGATGGTGGCTACGCCCTACTTTCCTCCCTTGCGGTTAAGGTCGGGGAAAAGGTAAATAACAGTTAAAGCATGAAACGGTGAGATAGCTTCCCAAACATGCTTTGGGGAGCGTATGCCGAGACCGAAAGCGAAGCCAGCCGACAAAAGAAAGCGCGTTATGCTGGCGATGCGTCCTGACATCCACGAGAAGCTGCGCAAGGTTGCCCAGCGTCGAAACCTCAGCATGAGCCGTACTATTGAGATGCTTGTGCTTGAGGCTTACAAATAGCCTAGATGCGCCACAAGCACGGCCCCGAGATATTTGATTTTCCCACCCTCGCCACGAGCCGAAAGGGTCGTCAGAAGATCATGCTCAAACTCAGCACCGACATGGAACGGGTCTGGGTGTCGGATAAGGGGATGGTCACTCACGAGCTCCTCGTGCGTACCAAGTGGGTGGTCGAGCGTGAATACCATGTGTCCGACGCGGCGGTGCCCGATATCTTTAAATCTCAAGGCTGCCAATTCTGCCAAGGAGAGGCCCCAGAAGTTCAGCGCGAGTGGCGGTTTTGTCCGCGCTGCGGCGCAGCCATTCAGCGTCGAGGCCGAGGGTATCGCATACCCAAAGGTAGCTAAACGGCGCGATGTTGTCCGACCATGCCCATTCCACGGCATCGAATCGAGCCTCGAGGGGATAGGCTTCTCTGTTCGTCCTCGAGCACGCTCCGGTGTAATCCAAGATCCAGCGCTTAAGCATAGCCCAGAGGAGGCGCCTCTCAGGCTGGAGGCTTGCTTGCTCGCTCATGATTCCGTGCAAAGTCTGGTCATCGAGGAAGTATCGAGGGCTTCTCATGCGGCTTTTCTCCAAGGGGCTTGGCGTGGAACGTGGGGTGGGTGCTGCAATCGGTAACGGCGGTAGGTGTCGAGGGCGTGATCGGGCCTTGGTTCCCTTCCCTCATGCCTAAAATTGCCAGCCAGCAAGCCTAGCCGCTGGCGTTCTGCCGCAAACTCGGCGTTAGGGGGGGCCATTTGGAGGGGTTGCCCTAAGCTTCTCTGCTGCTCTAGCAAAGAGCTAGGGTCTCTGTTTATAAGATCCACCCCTTTTTGCGTTAAGAGTAGGAGGACGGCACCGTGACTACGGGGGGAGAAGCCTCTTGGGGTGCGCCGCTTGGGGGGAGCTCGGAGGGGCTTTTGCTCGTTCAAGGGGTCGATGGCGAGGTCTTCGGGGAAGTCGTAGAGGGAGCCCCAACGGTTCACCGACCACCTCTCTGCCTGTCGATTTTTTATGAGAAGGTGTTTTGAAGCGAGCGACTGGAGGGCAGATCGGACGTGTTTCTCACCTGCCTGCACCAGCTCCGCTATCATCCGAGCGGATACTCGAGCACGTCCAAAACGGTTCACCATGCGCCTGATGGCGAGGGTCAAAGCGGAGGCTATCTCAAGCCGACTGCCGTGTGCTGCGAGGTACCGGACCAAGCGACGAGGGAGCCAGACAGGGCGGTCAAGGCGGTCCTGCCCTACCACCTTCGCCATCTCCTCAAGCGTCTCTTCGGTGACGTTGACCTTGGGGTTTTTGAGGAGCGCTCTCACCTCCGAATCGGTGATTCTCGTGGTGCCGACGAGCGCGCGAAACTCAGCTATCGAGAAGGTGCCGACACGGCCCGCGCACCTCCTCCTGTGGCTTATTTCCAACAGCGCAAGGCGGCTTCTAACGGCTGAAATTTTGCGAGTTCTCAGAAGGTAGAGAAGCTTCAATAGGTCCGAGAGCTTACAAATAAGGGCCGATTTCCTTCTAGTTCTCGTAATGTA